GCCATAAATCCCGTGCGATGCTAAACATATACGTGAAGAAAACACGCAAGTTAGCATCCTCGGCACAAGCAAAGAGGTTTGGATGAATAAAGAAGTCATAGAGGCCCGTAAAGGGTTCGAGCAAGAGCTAAAGCGGGTAACAGGCAAACCCCCGCATGTTCTGACTGAACGGCTGATCGATCTGATCAAAGAAATAAACCTTGAACTGAATAGGAAATGACCAATGGAAACACAACTACCTGTCGCAATGCTGCAGCATCTAGAGAGTATCGGATGCCTGCCAAAGTCACATGGGGATGATGGTGTCGATGATTTCGATCAACCAAAACCCAAAGTCTATGAATTTAGAACACCAGAGTTTGATGAAAATGGCGACCCCGAATTTTGAAACCTGCCACGATTGTGAGCGCAAAGCAGACGTATTTTGGAAACATATATGGCTGTGTTGCAAGTGTGGTTTAAAACGAGTGAAAGCAAAATATAAATGAAAGTACAGGCAAAACTTGTAGCACGAACAATACCAGTAAACATTAGTGCTGATACACCAGAAGAATTGATTGCTTATGCAGCCCGTGTAAGCAATCCAAGTAATCAGGACAACCATGATACATCAGAACGGCTACTGCGTTACTGCATGAAGCATAAACACTGGTCTGTGTTTGAAATGGCTAACGCTGTTGTGGAAGTAAAAGCACCCCGTGATATCACACGGCAGCTACTACGGCACCGTAGTTTCAGCTTCCAAGAGTTCAGTCAGCGATACTCTGATGAAATTGATTTCACAGATCGTTGGTTCCGTCGTCAGGACACAAAGAACCGCCAGAACAGCATCGATGATTTCAACAAAAAGATGTTGGACTACTTCAAAGCAAAGACTGCGTTGCTGCAGGAACATGCGCAACAGGTATACACAGAGTTTCGTGATCTTGATGTAGCAAAGGAATGTACCCGTGCAATCCTGCCAGAGGGCCTAACCATGTCCACGCTGTATGTGAACGGCACACTGCGTTCATGGCTACATTACTTGGACGTGCGGGATGACGAAGGTGTTACGCAGCTAGAACACGTGATCCTCGCTCGTGAAATTCGTAAGGTATTACGCCCTGCGTTTCCAATGATCTTGGGGTTAGATAAATGAGTTCACGGTGTAATAAGAAACACAATGGGAGATATCCTGCAGTGAAGCGTGAGACTTTTCAGGTAGGCCATGTGACGTTTGAAGTAAACGAGAATGAAGATGATGGGGCGACCTTCGCCCTAATCGCAGGTGAAGCCGCTACCGCCAGAGATAGAAGACCGTTGTTCAGTGGACATATAAGTGCAGGCATGTCTGAAGAGCTTCGTGAACTTGCGTTTCGTATTCGCCAAATAGAGCCAAAAAAAAGTTTTTGACTTTTGAAAAGTGAAAAATTATAAAATGAAAAAAACTCTTGGCAAATTATTATTTGTTTTCAGTGGTTTGGTTGCGGGAGTAGGATTTGAACCTACGACCTTCAGGTTATAGCCAGAAACCAATGATTTCAATGGGTTACAAGCCGTTGGGATTACACAAGCCCATAACTAAATGGCGTTGTTATTTAGTTGACTAGGTGGCGAAACAGTGTATCCTGCGGCTAACCCGCCGAGGGTTAGGAATACTAACCGAGGGCAAAGCAGTGAAACTAAAGAAAGATTTAAGACTAGAAGCAATAGAGCAATACAAGACACCAAAGACCATCATGTGTGAATTGTGTTGCAAGGTTCTAATCAGAAACACATGGACAAATCTGTATGTGTATACCTACGTCGATGAAGACCCTGTGTATGAAGAACTAAGTGATGATGAAAACAGAACCTTCAACTTTGTGAAGCTATGTGAAGAATGCGGGGAGATAGAATGTACGGATTTAAAGAACAAGTTGAGTTCGTAACCAAACTTAATCTGAAGGATGGTGAGCATAAGACCCTCACCTGTCCTTCATGCGGTAAGTACAAAAAGTTCACCGTGGATAAGTTTGATGGTAAGCTAGTCTGGAATTGCTATTCCGCATCCTGCAACGTCAAAGGTAGTTACACAGGTGATAGAGATATCAACGCTATTAAGAATTACCTGAACGGTACGCCAACACAAAAGGCTAAACGTAGATTAAATAAGATGCCTGATATTACTACACGGGTAGAGAACCACCCCCCTGCTATGGAATACCTTGCATCTGTTAATTCACTAGAAGCTTACCAGAATAAGTTTATCACAGTGAAATATGCACCCACCGATAAACGTGTACTGTTCTATACTCCTGATCAGTTAGGGGCTGTAGGTAGAGCATTAGATAAGCGCAACCCGAAATGGTGGAGCTATGGTGATACCTCTGCAGGTATCCCTGTAGGCGAAGGTGATAATGTTGTTTTAGTAGAGGATGTACCCTCTGCTTGTGCAATATCTTGCATAAAAGGTTATGTAGGTTTAGCTTTATTAGGAACTTCCTTGACTAAGCCAATTAGAAGTACACTTAGTAATTACACTAATGTGACAATAGTTCTTGACAACGATGCAGCGTCTAAGGCAGTGTACTTAACCAGGAAGTATAGTTGTATTCATAGAGTGCGATTTACACAGAAAGACCTAAAATGGCTCACTGGCAATCAAATAGAAGCGATCCTACGGTAAGGAGCCGTTATGCTTGGCGTTGGTTGCGTAAAGGCAATAACGGTAAGCAAGCCCGTAAGTCTATTAAGTTTTCAAACAAATTACCGCTGCAAGGTTTTGGTGTAGCCATTTATTGGATAAAAAAGAATAGCGATCTACAAAATCCCCCTAGCGGTCCCCCCATCTTTTCCATATAGCTGCTAATAATTCGCAGTCGATCTGCTGCGTTAACAAATATCCGTCGAAGCTAACCTAGTACCGACGTAAAACTAAAGGAAAAGGTATATAACCATGAAATGTCGTGCCGTAGTGGTCATTGACTACACAATTGAAGGGGGTAGCTTCCGTGCTGCCGCAGATGAACAAGATAAACTGGAGTCAGCAATTGCTAACATCGTTAAGGATAATCCTAACGTAGTTTATCACCAAGTAGATATGAAGGAACGTAGGGGTGATCAAAGCCCTGATATTAGTAAGATGAAGTTCCGAACTAACTAAATATTGGTCAAACGATTTAATTAGCCCTGATCGAAAGATTGGGGCTTTTTTTATTCCAGACTGCCAGTATACTAAGTGGCACTATAAAAAGCCATGAGGAATAAGCAGTAACATGGAACATAACTTATTGAAGTCGTTATTTAATAACGCCACATACTTAGAGAATCAGGCAGTATTACGACGCACTCTCTTCAGTAGTGACTACGCAAACATCTTTGATTTACTCAAAGAGGCGCATGATCGTTATCAACATGACATAACCCCTGATGAAATATTCAGCATATGGGTATCCAATAACCCTGTAGCCACAACCTCTGAGGTACATGAGGTACGGGATATTGTTGATAGCATTAAAAATGCAGACAGTATTAGTCAGGACGTTGTAACAGATGTTATAACAAACCTAGCCCGTGCAGACTTCGGTATGCAGATAGCAAACATAGGCACCCGACTTCGGGAAGGTGACCCCGCTGCTATGCGTAACCTAAAGTCGCTAATAGAGCGGCACGGTAATGACTATATGCCAAATGATTTTGGTGAAGAGATTACCGACGATATCTACGAACTGTTAGCTGAACAAAGTGATGAAAACAAATGGCAGTTCAACATATCTACCCTGTCCCGTAATCTGTACGGCCTTGGTGGCGGTGACTTTGCCATTGTTGCAGCACGACCCGAAACAGGTAAGTCGGCATTCATGATATCTATCTGTGCAGGTCCTGGGGGATTTGCAGCACAAGGCGCAAAGGTTGTGTACTTGGGCAACGAAGAGAAAATGAGCCGTACTAAGCTTCGGGCGATATCATCCTGTTCAGGTATGACACGTGAGGAAATGGCTACAAACGGTGACCTTGCCGCATCTATGTATATGGCGATCCGTGACAACCTAGACTTCAAGGATATTCAGGAATGGGACTTGGACACAGTAGATGCTTACTGTGAGGTAAAAAAACCTGATGTTCTTGTATTAGACCAAGCCGATAAGATTCAGATCGGCGGTACATACAATTCATCCCATGAACGTATCCGTGAGCTTTATCGCAGTATTCGTGAATTAGCTAAACGACATGACTGTGCAGTGATCGCTGTGTCACAGGCATCTGCCGATGCAGAGCGTAAGCACAAGATTGATTTCTCTATGTTGGAAGGTTCCAAAACAGGCAAAGCGGCAGAGGCTGATGTTATCATCGGTATCTCTAAACCTGCAGGTGGTGGTGACGACGAAACCAACACAGAGCGTTGCGTATACATCAGTAAAAACAAACTCTCAGGCTTTCACGGTGCCGTGTACTGCCAGATCGAACCACAGGTGAGCCGCTATGTTGAATGAACACGACCTACAAGAGTTCTTTGAAGAACAACTA